CGGCGACGTAGCCGACGACGGTGTTGACGAAATCGACATATCCGCGCGGGCGAATGCTGAGAGTGGCGAGGATGGTGGAGGTCGCCAGAACGTTGTTCGTCCGGTCGATGACGTAGCGCACCTCGGACACGTAACCGGCGGTTCCTTCGGCGTTGATTGGCGCCAAAAGCGCGTTCCGAAGCTTGTCCAGGACCTCGTTTTCGAGCTGGACCGCGTCACGCGGGTCGATGGCCCCGACCGGGTCGGACACTGTTCGGACGCTCCGGCCAATGAAGAGTGCTTGCGCCTTGTACGTCTCGGTAAGGGCGAGGTCCATCACGCGACCGCGGTGGATGCGCTGGTAGTCCGAGCCTGGGGGAGCGTGGATGTTTCCGTTCGTAATGAAGAACCCGCCCCGGTCCTGCCACGTGCGAAGCGTGGTGAAGCCGGCCGCGTCTAGGCCCTCGTCGTTCGCGAACTCGTCGTATCCGATGTCGGTTACGCCCACGAGCGGGCCGCTCTGCACGCGCTTGAGGTCGGTGCTTACCAGCGTGTCCGCAATGCGCGCGCCGACCACGTCCACCGACGGCAACGCCGGCGTAGAGAAGCCCTCGACGCCTACCGCCGTGTTCGGCCGCGTGGCGGTCGAGTAGCAGGGAGCTACGCGGGTGTCTTCCGTGGTCCAGGCCGCGATGGTGGTGGCGGCGTCGTCCTTGCCGGACATCATGACCGCGCGAGCGAACTTGAAGTTGTTCTCCAAGGTGGTCATTTCGGACGCCATGGCCGCCGCAACCGTGTTCGCCGTGGCTCCGTCAACGAATTCGCCGGCACAGTGGATGGTGCCAAACTTCGTCGTGGTGGCGAGCAGGCCCGCCATTGCCGTGGCCAGGTCCGCCGCGTTCCAGTGCGGGGCGGTCGTGGTGAAAGAAAACACGTTGCCCAGCGTGTAGGACAGCGTGAACGTGATGGTCAGGCCCGTATTCACGACCACGTATGGGACCGCCGGGATGAGTCGGGACGGTCCGTAGGTCGTGCCGCCGTCCAGGGAGTAGCGGAACTCGCCAACCCCGGCGCCGCCGGCCTTCGTTATTTCTACCTTCGCGTCGTACGTGTCGAGAGCTGACCCGAGGATGATAATCAGCGTGTCTGCCCCGGTCTGGGTGACCGCGCTCGTGGTTGCCGCGACGCTGGAATTCATGCGCATAAACCGCACGGGTCCGCCGGCAACCTGAAGTTGCGTTCCGACGAGGTCCCCAAGCGGGCCGTAGCCGACCTTGGTGGCGATTTGGTCCGGCGAGGCGACCGTCCCGACGGTGTCTAACGCCTGGCTTCCGCCGTCGGCGACGCCGATACAGACGGGGTTGGTCGCCGCGGGCTCCGAGATACCCAGGCCAGGGTCCTGGATGGTGATTGTTTGTCCGGGAAGGGGCATGACTTCAGTCCTTAGCTAGCGCCGCGTCGCACGGCTTACAGTCTGACATAGCCGCACCGACAGCGGCCTCATATGTTTCGCGGGAGCACTGGAATTGCTTCCCTTGCATGTGCTCGTAGCGCGCCCACCCGTGGAGGGCGGCAGCGGCGGCGTGCGGGGCCTTGTAGAGCACCCGGCCACGCAGGCCCGGGTTCCGCGCCGCCTCGAGATAGCCGAGCTTTGCGGCCCACTCGCCGACAGCCAGCTTCTCTGGGCTGGCTGGCGTCTTCTTCGAGGCCGCGGCGGCCTTCTTCGTCTTTTCCGTTCCCTCTTTATCGGTCATGACAGCATCTCGTAGGTGGTGGTCGTCCCGGCAATCGTCGCGCCCTGGTTCTCATCGGCCAGCACGGGCACGTAGGCGGTCGCGGATAAGACTACCATAGCCCCATCCAGGGCCCAGCCAGCCGTTCCCGTCTGCTCGGTGACCCAGTCCTCGCCCTGGTAGCGAATGCCGACCTTGCCGGCCCGGTTGCACGCCGCGAACACGGCGTGAAGTAGGTTTTCTGTCTGCTCGAAGTCGGCCCCGCGGATTGTCGCCTCGAGCTGAACGACGCGCTGCAACAGCGAGCGGTCAGCCTTGTCGCCCACGTATTTCGGCATGTGGTTGGCGACCGGCGCGACGGTGCCGCCACGAGGAACCCAGCACACAAGGGGCGGCCGGTCGTTTTCGAACGTGGACAACTCGCCGAGATACCAGCCCACCGACTGGACCCTGGTGTCCGGGTCGGTGTTGTGGTCGTTCGGGTCGGTGACCGTGACGATGCGGGCGCTCGGGCTCGTCCGGAGCGGATAAGCCCCGTCGTCGAGGTAGGTGAAGTCTAGGTTCCCCATCTCCACGCGGACGCACTCCACGATGTCAGCGATGCGGCTAGCCACCTATCAGCGCCTTTCGCACGGCTTCATCCACGGGGCGTCGCCAGCGGGCTGGCATGCCGCCGGTGGGCACCATGTGCCGCGGCCGGATGGTCTTGGTTCCCCACTGCTGATAGCGGAAATAATCCTCGTCCTGGTCGATGGTTACGACGCCGGACGCCACTCGGAACGAGAAGCCGCCGCGCATGTCGCCGGTCTTGTCGAGGGGTCGCCACGAGTAGGCGCGCTTCCTCTTCGACCACTTCCGACCGTTCGGAGCCGACGTCTTCTGAAACGTCTCGTCAATGAGGCGTAAGACGGTCTCGCCGATGGCCTGTTCGGCCGCCGCCATGCCGCGCGTACCGGTTTCCTCTATCTCGTCGGCAATCCGGGCCAGAGACGGGCCAGACACGTGCATCATGCCGCTCACGGGATGACCTCGTAGTCGCCAGACGGGTCAATCACCCACCCGCGCGGCTTGGACGTGTTCACGCGGGGTCGCCCCTCGCGCTCCGGAGTCGAGTCCGCCGCCAGGGCCAGCGATACTAGGCCCTTGGCAAGTAGGTCGAGCCACCCCCGCCCGTCGCCACGCCCGACCATGTCTAGGTAGCGCTCGCGGAAGTTCTCGTCCGACGGTGAAGCCGGGTTGTACCCGCGCCGAATCATCAGCGAGTAGGACGCAAGAATCACGTTCGCCTCGATTATCTCCTGTGGGTATGGCGACTTCAGCGGCAGAACCGCCTGGTCGCGCAAATAGGAGTTGATACGGCCGGAGGCCGCCTCGAGGTGTGCGTTAAGAACGCGCGACGAGAGACCAGCCAGAGCTTGGGGCGGTAGCCCGAAGTCCTGGAGGTCTCTCTGGGTGGCGTAGGCCATGGCGGCCTAATCCTACGCGATACAGCGAGAGGCGAGGAACCAAAGGCTGTAGCCGGCGGCGCCGCGCGAATCGACACCCCAAACGAACTGCTTGTTGAAAAACACGTTCGGGTTGTCGGGCTGTGTGAGGGGAACGAATTCCGGCGCCTTGCGTTGCTGGAAGATAAACGGCTTGATTGGCCGCGACGTGTCCAGCAAGTACCAGGTGGTCGGCTCGTTCGCGAGCTGAGGAACGACGAGCAGATTCGCCGAGCCTCGGAACACGTTCGACCGCGTCGCCGAGTTGGCGGTTCCTGGGTCTTGAACGATAAGGTCGGCATTCAGGATGGTGCGCGCGGCTTCCTCGAGCTGAGGCGGGACCACGAGCAGGTTTGGCACGACACCGAGGGGCAACCCATCCTCACCGGTAAACGCACCCATATCCCCACGCACGGTGGCGTAGTTGGCGGAGTTGAGCGCGGTGCCCGTGAAGTTGTTGTCCTGGGTGCCAGCGGGGTCGAGCGGGTGCGCGTTGTCGAAGAACGGCACGCCGTCGAACGAGTTGGTAGTAACACCGGCCTGCACGGCTTGCGCCATGAGGGTATCGGGCCACCGACGGGCCTGCTCGCCCATGTCCCGCGACATCGGGGCATAGATTCCCAGGTTGTCGTCCTCGATGTCCTCGCGAGGCACGCCAACGGTCAACTCATAGCTGAGGTTGGTGAGCGTGTACTCATGCGCCGAAAGGTTCTCGACCGTACGAGGGCCAATCCACTGGCGGAGAGTCGGCAAGCGAGCCATCCATCCGTAGGTGTTGGTTTTGACGGTGGAGGTGACGGTGGTGCCGATCTGGTCGTGCCAGAACGGTGCCATGCCGTAGCCCTCGCGGAACTCCGTCGAGAGCGTTGTTTCCAGTGCTTTTAGGGTATCGGGTGTGATCAGCATGGGTCAGTCCTTTTAGACAGAGGGCACCGGGTAGAGCATTGCGACCCAGACACCATCGGTGTCCACGTCATAGACGTAGCCGGCGGGCGACTGAGTGCCGACGCCGTCCCTGGCGGACACGGTCTGGTCGTCCTCGACGTAGCAGAGAAGCCCTTTTCGAGCGCTGGCGATGGCGTCGCCGGCCGAATTCTCCCACTTGTAGATGCCAGACGTGACCTTCACGAGGAAAGCGTCATCCAGGCCTCCAGAGTTGTCGTACTTCTCTTGGGCGCGGCCCAGCGGGGGGTGGGGGGTGGCGACGGCGCCGGCCACCACACGGCCGTTCGCGTCTAGGCAGCAAAGCGCGCCCTGATAGAGCACCTCGCCGGCCGCGATGAAGAATTCGTTTTGCAGGAAATACTGCGAGGCCCGCTGCCGCGTGTCTCGGTTTGCCGTTAGTGCCGCCATTATTCAGCCTCCGCCAGTGCGAGCCGCTTGGTCTCGCGTACCTTATCCAGTGGTGTACCCATGACTTTCGCCACGGCCTTTTCCTCGTCGCTGAGCTCGATGGTCTCGGGCGAGTCCGCCTTGGGCGGCTTCGCCACGGGTGGCGCCATCACGGGGGCGCGAAGAGCGAACTCTTCGAGCTCCGACAGCGACAGCCCACGAGCCCACTCTTGCTGGGCCGGGGGAAGCTTGCCCACGGAAGTGAGCTCAGCAATGTAGCTCTCGACCTTGGCCGCCTCGGCCTCCTTCGCGCGCACGGTCTCGCGCTCTTCGAGCTCGACGACGCGAGCCGCAAGCTTCACGTTCTCGTCCTTGGCCCCCTGCAACGCAGAAAACTCGTCCAGCGTTAGGGTGATTTTCTTGGATTCATCCATGGTTCCGTCCTCATCGCTGGCGACCAGCGGTTGAGCATCTTGAAGCCCCGGCAGGTTTGTCAGAGCCACGTTCTGGAGATTGGTAGGCCTAACGATACCATCTTTGCTCACGTCAAGCCCCAGGACGGGCGAGAAGTAGCGGAATTCGCGATTCTTGAGGCGCTTCGTTGCCTCCGAACCAAACTCCACGTTCGTCGCCCACAGCTCGCCGCCGCGAATCTCCGGGGTGAGCCAGCCCACCGCGCGGTCGTCGTCCTCGGACCTCTCAGACAGCGGCTTGACCATCCGATGCCCGAAGTCGAACGGGATGGGGCGGTTTCCACGCTTGTCGAGTCGCTCCTGCACAGCGTTCCGCGCGAGCGCATCGAACATCAGGAGAATCTCGTCGCCTTTCTTGATGGCGAGATTCTCGCCCGCCTTCAAGATGCGGAATTCCGTCGGCAGACCGGCGGACGCGTCTAGCTCGAGCTCTGAGAAGGCCACTTCGCCCTCGAGCTCGTCACCCTTGAACGTGGGCCGCTCGTCTGGCTCCACGCCGGCCTTGTCGTAGTACCGCATAACGCTCGCCCACACCGCGCGCTTGTCAGCATCGGAAATGTCCACACCCCCGCGCGCGCCGTTGACGGCAGCCGCTGCCGCCTGAACCTGCCGCCACACCGCGGTCGGGGTGCCCTCGACCAGGCGCCCGACGGGTAGCTTGTAGCCGGCGCGGGTCGTCCCCTCGCCATCCCACCACAGGTGGACCCGCTTCATGCGGGTGCGGCCCTTCTCGGTGTCCAGGGTCTCACCGCCCAGAACCGCGTCCAGTACGTCGGCCTCTGTCTTCCCGTCCGGGAGAATCGGGGCCTCTTTGCTGATAGGCAGATTCTGATATTCGACGGCCGGCATCGCCCCAATCATGGGCGAGCCCGGCGATTCCCGCAAGCCCGGAAGTCTACGCGCGGCTGACAGGACCCATGCGCTCGAGCAATGGACCGTAGACCGCTTGGTCGAAGCCGTCCGGCTGAGGCCGCCAGACGAGCGGGTCGGAGAGCCCGAATCCTGGGGGCGGGTTGGCGTCAGGCATCCGCACCATGGCGCCTGGGTCCGACGGCGCGTCCACGCGGCGGATAGCGCTCCGGCAGTTGTAGAGCATCGGAGGCGTGTTGTAGTCCCACCATTGGTGGGCGGCCGGGAGAGTTATCCCGTTCCGCTCCCGACAGACGGGGGTCGTGACCGAGTCAAGGATAGCGTCGAAGCGCAGCCACGTGGCCCCGTCGCGCTCGAGCCCGTCGGTGCGGCCCATGTTGTAGGCCTCTTGCCCGGCCATGCGCACCGCCAGCGTGCCGCGGTTGCCCCCGGCCCCGAACTCCCGGTCTATCTCCGGAGTGTTCGCCGCGGCGCGGATGGCGCGGCCGTCGGTCTCGGTTTTCTTGACCTCGTCCAGAACGCGCTGAGCGGCTTGCGCGCGGAGCGCGGCCGCTCGGATTCGTGCCATCTCGTCGGCGCGGGCCAGCAACCTAGCCATAGCGTCCGGCTGCATGCGTGCGCGGGCGTTCAGTGCCGCTAGTGCCTCGTCGTACTGGTCGAGTCTACGCGGGACGCCGCCCAAGTCCTCCTGGGGACGGGCAGCCACGATGCCGCCCAGCGCGCTCATGCCAAGAATAGCGGCGAGAGACTCCCGGATTTGCTTTTCCGACGGGCTCGGGCGCTCCTGCTCCCGGCCGATGGCGTCGCGGGCTTCGGCGACGGTGGCGGCGCCTGCGGCAGCCCGGCGGCTGCGCTCGAGCTGTGCTTGCATGGGCTCCGCCAGCGCCTCGACGCCGTCCACCATGAGGTCGTCCACGTAGAGTTGGCCGGTCGCAAACCCGGTGTCTCCCTCGGCTGCGTCTCCGCTCGCCAGGCGTATCTCAGAGCGCCCGGACGGGGCCGCGGGCAGTTCGTCGAGATTGGCCCGCGATCGCGTGCCCTCGTGCTCGATTTCTAGCCCGAGCTCTCCGAACACCTCCGCCTTACTGTCCGCCGTGATGCGCACCCCCGCCTCGCCGAGCTTAAGCAGGCCCTCCCCGAGCGTCTTCATTACCGAGGCCGTGTTCTGGGTGTCGGCCGGCGGCTCCACCGCGTACCGGATGGTCGGCA